TGCTTTTACCAATGCTAATGCTTGAATCGAATCTGCTGGGATCTCTTTCGGCGAATGGTGGGGATTATGGCTGACTAAACGTACGTATCGTTCATCGTCAGCTTTCTGAATATATTTGATTGTAATATAACTCTCTCCATCGATTACGAATGACAACAGGTACATCTCTCCCCAAAGAATACCTTCCGCTCGGCTGGGTATTTCTTTATATAAAACAATATCTCCGCTTTTGAGTAAGGGATACATTGAATCTCCTCGTACATATAACGCCCCATCACAACGAGGTAAGTCCGGAATTTGAATATGGCTGACCGGAACTTGGCGTGTTTGCGTGTCAAAAAGTGCAACAAGCCCTGCAACAGCATCGAGTTCATACAGCGGAATATTTTGCATGGCTACTTTTCTGTCCGTACGCAATGAAAACTGCGCTTGTACGGTTGGAGAGGCTAATTGCGTGTCTTGACTTTTCAGCATATTTCCACGTCCCGCCAATAACCACTCCGCCGAATATTGGGGATAATTTTCAGCTATCGATTGGATCCATTTCGATTGAATATCGGTTCCATTGTTTATTGCCCGGGATAAAACCCCCTTGCTTGCACCGATTTTTCGCTCTAATGCCCCTATTGTAATACTTTCATTTTTAGAAATTTGCTCTATTCGAGATAAAATATTTCCCATTGTTGTAGAAAATTATCGCCTGATTATTTGGATTAAGGGATAATTATCCCTATGTTTGCAATGTCTTAATAATTAAGATAGCCGATAAAGATAACAATAAAAATCCATACCACAATATAAAATGAAACGGATCAATTTACCCAAATCAAAGAAAGCAAAACTACGCCAAGTTTTCGGAGTAAGCAATGTAACGGTTTGGTCGGCATTGAATTATGTGACCGATAGCAATCTCGCTAAAAAAATTCGCAATGCAGCACTCGTTGAAGGCGGAACCGTCGAGCACAGGGTTGTCGTGCCGGAGGGTTTTATGCCTAATTGCGAAACTTGCTACGAGTCTGATGCCGACGGTCGTGTGCGACGTATCGTTCAAACCTTTTTGAATGGCGTTCGAGTAGAACTCGACAACGACATGTGTACTGCGGCACTCTTTCGGGGTGAACGATTGATTAAAACCTATGAGAATGTAGTGCTTCAAGAATGGGGAAATATTGTGTTCGAAGCACAGAACCTCGCGGATTCATTATGCAAATAATCGATGCGTAATTCATTCCCGTAAACACGAAGGTGTTATCCGGAGCGATACCGGCGCGGGAATCAAAGGAAGAAAACAATGGAATGGTTTGGGAATAAAATCGCGGTTACGAAGTACGATTTGACGCGGTCGGATGATGGCGAAGCAATTATGAAGATATATCAATATGATTATCTGATTAAAAGCAAGCAAGTTAATTCTTTTCGCGTTGGCAAGGGGCTCGGTTCGTATGCTCTGATCGAGTACCACTCACTACCTGAACGGTTCCGACTGCGTTTTGAAGCGAAATACGGTAATCCCGAAAAGATAATGAAACAGGAAGATATGCCGCTTGCAGTCGATAGCGAAGCACAAAAGTATTATCATGAATATCTGTTGCCGAACGGCGAACATTTACCGGAGGATAAACAAACAGAATACACGCTGAATGCGCGGGTGCTGAATGCTCTTCGGGAAATGCGGGGGACACAAAAAGCGATGCGACGTGCGTGCAATAACAATACGCCGGTCATCTGGTCCAACATCTTTGCCACGGCCGAGGAGTTGCGCCAAGCCTACGGACACACCCTGCCCAAGAGTGAAGCTCGTCTGCGCGACAAGCTCCGCCAATATACAAAAGAGGGCTATGCCTGCCTCGTGTCTGGCAAGTTCTGCAATGCGAACACGCTGAAAATTACCAAAGCGGCCGGACGTCAGATCGTCGCCCTGCGCCGTTGCCGTGTTCCGGTCTATACGACCAAGCAGCTCTTCGAAGAATTCAACCGCATCGCCGAACGTCGCGGTTGGAAACGGCTCGCTTCGCAGTCGTCGCTGGTGCAATACCTCGAACGGCCGGAGATCAAGCCGCTGTGGTACGACGCTGTTTATGGTGAACTGGCGGCCAAACAGCTCTATGCACGCCGCAACAAGACCGAAATGCCGACGATGCGCGATTCGCTGTGGTACGGTGACGGCACGAAGCTCAACCTCTTCTACAAGGCGGTCGAGAACGGCAAAACGGTGGTGCGTTCCGCATCGGTGTACGAAGTGATCGATGCTTACAGCGAAACCTTGCTCGGCTATGCGGTCAGCGATACGGAGAATTTCGACGCTCAGTTTCGGGCATTCCGTATGGCTATCGAAACAGCCGGACACAAACCGTATGAAATCGTTACCGACAATCAGGGCGGGCAGCGGAGCAAGATCGCTCAGAAGTTCTTCGCGAATATCTGCCGCATCAATCGCCCGACAGCACCATATAACGCACCGTCGAAAAGTATCGAATCGGTGTTCGGTCGCTTTCAAAAGCAGGTACTGCATGAGGATTGGCGTTTCACCGGCGGGAACATCACTTCGAAAGAGGCGTGGAAGATCAACCGGGAGTTCCTCGAAGCGAACAAGGAGAAACTGTTCACCTACGAGGAGATGCTGGAGGCCTACTCCGTCGCCCGCAGCAAATGGAATGCGATGAAGCACTACCAAACGGGGATTGCACACGAAGAGATGTACCGCACGAGCGTCAATCCTGCAACGGAGCGCGTAACGGAATTGGATATGATCGATCTGTTCTGGCTGACGACCGAGCGGCCGAGCATATTTACAGCCGATGGTATCACGATCCAATACCAAAACCGCAAGTACACTTACGAGGTATTGACCTCCGATGGTACGCCCGATTACGCATGGCGCAGTGAGAATACCGGCCGAGAATTCTTTGTGCGTTTCGATCCGAAGTCCATGAATCGCGCATTGCTTTACGAACAGACCCCGATGGGGTTACGTTACGAAACCGTAGCATATCCTTATCTCACCGTCCGCCGCAATATTCAGGAACAACAGGAAGGCGATATGGAGCTGATTCGCTACAACGATGAAGCGAACAAACGTGAGCGGGTGCGCCGTCAAATCGAGGCGCACACGTTGGAACTGGAACACGGCGTCGCACCGGAACAGCACGGGCTGCGGACACCGGCGATCAAAGGCATCAGCGAAAAAGAGTACGAACGCCTGGCCGATACGGTTGTAGTCGTTCCTTCCGAGCAGTACTCCGAACCGGTGACCGTCGGCGAATATACCAAGGCGGTCAGCAATCTGGATTGCGATCCGACGGCGATATTCAATCGAATGTAAATTTTTGATTACAAACCAATATGAAACAGTTATCTCTCGAAGAGAAAAAGGATATTCAGGCCCGTTTGCAGGTCTATGTATCCAAGTATCCCAGCCAAAACAAGGCGGTGAATTCACTCGGTATCAGTGCAGGTACGATTAGTACGATTCTGAACGGTAAATTCGACAACATCAGCGACGAAATGTTCCTGCGGATCCGTTCGCAAATTTCTCCTGTGAATCCGGAGGAATGGACTGTCTGCGAAACGACGGCTTACCGGGAATTATTTCTTTTGCTGGAGGATGCGCAAGCGAATCAAAACGTGTCATGGGTGGTCGGAAATGCCGGTATCGGCAAGACGACGACCGCGCACGATTATGCTGCCAAGCATGAAAACGTGTTCGTTATCTCGTGTTCGGAGGACATGCGTCGCGGGGACTTTATTCGTGAAATGGCCCGCGTCATAGGGCTCAAACTCGCCCAGACGAGCCTGCGGGAGAAACTCCAAGCCGTAACGGATGAATTGCGTGTGCTCGATCGGCCGCTGCTCATCTTCGACGAAGGCGACAAGTTGATGGATACGGTGTTTTACTACTTCATTTCGATTTACAACGCGCTCGAAGGACGCTGCGGAATCATCTTTCTATCGACCGAATATATCAAGCGGCGGATGAGTATCGGCTTGGAGTACGACAAAAAGGGTTATGACGAGATGTTTTCACGTATCGGGCGCCGGTTCATCGACCTCACTCCCGCAACCAGCCATGAGGTGACGGCCGTATGTCTGGCAAACGGGCTGAATGCCGAAGCAGCAATCTCCAGCGTGCTGGCAGATGCCCGCACGGTCGTATCGAAAGCTGCAAATCCATGGGATAAGAAGCAAGTGCGGGACTATTACGACATGCGCCGTGTTCGGAAATCGGTGCACAAAAGTAAAAAGCTCGCTGAAATCAAGAAATAGTCTTGTTCAAAAGCAATTCAAATGGGCCGGACACTATCTGCAAAACAGGTTCTGACGATCAAACGCCGCACGATTCGTTTGGGCGGCATCTGGGATGATTGCGTGGGGGAAATCGACCGTACGGGTGTGGTGTTCTTCTGGGGTAACAGCGGCAACGGAAAGACTTCGGCTGTGGTATCCTTTTGCAAGGCGCTGTGCGCTCATGGCAAAGTACTTTATCTGCCGTTGGAGGAGGGACTCGGAGGAACGACACAGGATGCTATTCGGCGTTATCGGGCAGATGAATGCGGCAGTCGTTTTCAGTACAACGATTCGATGAGTTTCGAAGAAATGGACGAACGACTGTCGAAACCCCGATCGTGGGATTTCGTTGTCATCGACTCTTTCCAATATACCCAAATGAGTTACAAGGAATACATCGCATTCAAGGAGTGGCATCGCAACAAATTGCTGATTTTCGTCAGCCATGCCGACGGCAAACGTCCGGACGGACGTGCTGCGATCAAAGTGATGTACGACGCTTCGCTGAAAATCTGGGTCGAAGGTTACAAAGCCTTCAGTAAGGGCCGTTTTATCGGTCCGACAGGCGAATGTACGATTTACGAAGAAGGTGCGCGTAAATACTGGGGATAAACCTTAAATGCAAAACGATATGGACATCAAGAAAATTTACATCAGCGGAAAGATCACCGGACTGCCTGTCCGGGAGGCGATCGCCAAATTTCGAAGTGCGGCGGAGAAGATACGGCGGTTCGGGTTCGAACCGGTCAGCCCGTTCGACAACGGCCTTCCACTGGAGGCCGACTGGGCGGAGCACATAGGCAAAGATATCTCGTTGCTGCTTCGATGTGACGCCATCTACTTGTTGGACGATTACGAGAAGAGCGAGGGTGCACGCATCGAGTTGTGCATCGCCCTCCATCGTCGAATGCCGGTCTTTATGAACGTACGGCCCAAACTCGGATTTTTCAGCGTACAAACCTTCGAAGATTATGACAAAGAAAAAGCGTAGCTACTTCCGGTTCTATGCCATCGCCAAGGCGAAAGGTATCGACCTCGACCGGTACAAGGAAACTTTGGTATTGCAATTCACCGATGGTCGTACTTCATCGCTTCGGGAGATGATGCCGACGGAGTACGAAGATATGTGCGAGAGCTTGCAGTCGGGTAAAATGAGGGGAGAAAGTATTGCAGACCACAAAGAACGGCTACGAAAAGCACGTTCGGCAGTGTTGAAACGCATGCAACGCCTCGGTATCGATACGACTGATTCTTCATTTACCCCGGTCAACGAATTCTGCATGGATTTACGTATCGCAGGCAAGCCGTTCGGACTATTGACCGTAGAGGAATTGCAGTCCCTTATTCCCAAACTGGAGGCGATTCTACGCAAGCCCAAAATCCGAAATACACAATGCGCCGTTTCAATTCCGCTTATTATTCGATCCAACCAATTGCCGAGCTAACCATGAAACCTGTAATTAAAACGATATCTGAAGTCAAAGATGCCAAGGAACATCTTGAAGACCAAATATCCTGCTTGCTGATGCAGTTCGAAAAAGATAACGGAATACATATCTCCGATTTAAGCATCTATCCGCGTGAAATCTACAATGAATAAGGGAAAATAACAGATCGTCAAATCGGAACCTCAATCGTTGTCAAATTATGACCAACCTTCCTTACCGCCAGGCAATGCTGATTAAACATACGGCATGGATGAACACTCGCTTGCTTACGCGGGGTCCTCGTCCGGAAGACGAGCGGTACGTGCCGCTCGCGGTGCGGATGCTTACGCTGGTCGGCTGCCTGAACTACGCGATGCTCGACCTTGAGTCCGAACTCACGGCATCCGGCTTGTTCCACCATGAAACCAAACGCCGCTATACGCAGGCCCAGACTTTGGTCACGCAGGCTCACGGCATCGCGTGGTCGATGCTTCGCAAGATCGACGACCGGGCCGCCCGGCAGTACAACGACAAGACGGACGAGGCGTATCGGACCATCAGCGGCTGTATCCTGTTGGAGGCTCCTCAAAGGTCTTACAACATCGTGCTGTCGCTGTGTAGGATCATCAGCTCTCTCAACGGTCGGATTTCGGGCCGCTACGACTTCAACCCGGCCAAACCTCTTGTACGCATCCCGGCTCTGTTGGAGTGTATCGGGATCGAGGATTGTAAAATAGACGGAATCATCGAATTGAATTTAACGGAC